CCATGACATCCAGCACATCCATTCCACATAGGTGGGGTGAGGTCTTCCACGACTACCGGAGCTTCAATAACGCCTGCTGCGATGAGTCTTTCTTCTTCTATTTTCGCGACCCTAGCAACTTCCCGTCTTTCTAACAATCTTTCATAACACTCATTTATACATGCACTTTGGGGGTTATGACCTCTATGTTTTACGTTATCAAATGCGAAGGAAATAATAAAAGCAGCCGCACAAGAAATTAAAAAAGGAAATAATATATGTGGATTTACATCTTTATGTGACATCTATCAATCCTTATTTTTTAGTACCCATTGCTTCCTTCGCATAGAATGCCGCGACTATAGCAGCAACTGATACAAAGTATGTGGGAGCCATCGAACCCAGTGTCTTTGTCGCTTCATCTAGACCTACAACAGATGCAAGGACAACCGAGAAAGGATATAACAACATTCCATATAGAGAGAACCAAGCCATCTTTCTTTGTGCATCTCGCATCGCATCAGCATCTTCAAGTTCCTTTCTTTTGAACTCCATATGCATTTCTAGTTCGGTCTCTGTTACATGACCGTCACCATTGGTATCAGCCTTTGCGAGAGATCCATCACTATCTACCGTGAGTGTTTTTTCTTTTTCTTTTGTTGCTTTTGCCATTTTAAAAACCTTAATTATATATTAATTTATGTGACTATTTATAATAAAAAAACCCTTCCGAAGAAGGGTAAAACGAACAGGAAACATTTTTATATCAACCACCACCGATATATTCCCCATAGATCAATTGTAGTAAACATAATATTTTGTGTAAGCATGGGACGATCTTTCCAAAAAACATAGATAAAAATTAAGTGTCCGATAAAGAATAAAATATACCCCCATCGACTTATTCCTATCTTGCTACTTAGTAAAATTCCAGCTGTGAAAAATAATATAGTTCCTATCCACTTAAGGATAGATATGTTTTTATCAGTTCTCAGAGACAACAATGTCGTCATAATATAGGGACCTTTCTTCTTCACTTGAAAATAAATTAGACCATATTTTTAATTTATCTAATTTTTGTTGTCTAGAATTTTCTACAGCACTATGAGAAACAACTTCCCATTCTTGTAAAAGTTCAATCATACAAACTAAGTCACCCACTTCTTTAGCGAGTCTACTTATATTGGATTGTTCTTGACCAAACCTTTTAACTTTAGAGGCTTCTTGTATGACTTCCGCACACTCTTCTTGAAGAATAGTCAATAGTTCAGTGGCGGAGTCATTGTGTTTAAGCATTTTTAATCTGCCCATTCCTTATTTGAATTGTTCTCGTCCATTTTATTGTCGTACATAACTTCATTTAACTGCATAGAAGAAGTTGGTTTTACGTCAAAAGAATCGAAAACAACCTTTTGAACCACGGGTGGTTCTGAAGGAGCAGCCGCAGTAAAAAATTCAGCGATTTGTTCAGTTGTTAAAACTTGTTTTTTATACACTTCTCCAGTAACGGGATTCTCCCATCCTCTTGAAGTAGGTACCGCATGTGGACACCAGTTAGGCGCTTTAATAGTCATATTGACTCCTTATTCAGTTATGATCTTATAGATCTCTTTCCAGTTTTGAACACGTGTTGCGTGTCCCTTGTAATTTGCATTGTGCTCATGAGCAACCAATAAACTTTCTAAACCCATTTTAGAACCAACATCACAGTTCTCAGGTTTGTCTTCTATCCAGTAACATCCAGTATCACGATACTCTTCTAAAGCTTCGTCTTTATCAGCACCAGTATCTAAATAAACATACTTTTCGAAGGGTGTTGGACCGAACAATTCAATAAGATTTTTAGTTCTTAAATGTTGTGCATACTGATCGTTACTCAAACTAGTTATTGCATGGAAAACATAACCATGTTGTTCATGCAACTTCTTAACATACTTCATAGCGTCTCTAAGAGGAGGTAATTTACGAATTACCGCACTCTCATTGAACATTCTTACGAGCCTTTTACCTTCTAATTTTTCTATGTTGTATCTTTGGTTGATACTGTAAATCTTGTCAGCATTAGGATCTAACTTATATCCGTGACGATCCATCCACTGAGTGAATGCGTAGACCCAATCCAACAAAACACCATCACAGTCTACTAATATTACTTTTTCTTTCATTTATATCTCCATTCAATACAGGTATTATAACCCATTGAACAAGAAATGTCAAGTGTTCTATGGAACTAAAGTTCTTTCCCAAGGCATTACTTTATACTTTCTTTGATGCCAATGACGAGTCATATCTATCTTCCAGTCTCCTCCGGTATAATGACAGAAGTTAGCCTTTTCGAAGAATTCTTCTTCTGTATTATAATGCGGAGAATCGTTCCATTCTTGACCCAAACATTCTAGGTCGAATTCATGTTTTCCAAGTTGTGCGGAAATATAGGGTTGATCGTTCATTATAGACATATGAAAAGATGGTTGAGAATAACACCAATCTTCCCAAGAATCAAACTCCTTTCTCGCACGAAGTCTGGCTTCCTTAGTCCAGATAACCACTCCAGTATTGAGGATTGTCAACTTAGATGGTCTACTGGGAGGTAATGTCGGCAATATAGGACAGTTATGCATATCAAACTTAGAACAGAAGTCATTGTATGTACTTTCTTTATAGTCCCAAGAATTATACCCACCGCCATTTGATGTAACTATATCTGATTCCAATACACCATAGACTTCTGCGCCAACACAACATTCATCAAATATATTTTTTGTTGTGTTCACTACAATATCAGTATCAACAAATAGAACGTTATCATATTTGTCAAACATTGGATCATAAATCACTCGAAGACATTCATAAAGAAGTGATGTCGAACAACCATGTCCTTCAGTGAATACTCTTTTATCCGAGTAGTGATGGTCAGCGCAAATCAAATCTGCATATGCTTCAAAAGATTTCCTAGATATTGATGCGCACTCTTGATAGAGTTCTGATCGGTTTCTTCCTTTGATGTCTCCACGTTGGTCGACAACACCACTTGTTATCATATATTGGAAGATAGCGTTTTTAGACATTCTCTAGTCTCACCATTAATCTTTCTGCTCGATTCGTTACTTGTTTGTGCCAACGAGAATCTCTACCTTCTACAGCAGCTCTTTCCCAGTCACCATCCAGTAATGCAGCAGTCATGTTCTTAAACTTACTGAGACGAGTCCTTCCCATATTGAACATCATATTAACCAGTATCTCTTTGACTTCGTCGGGGAAATCTCCATAAGTCCGCTCTTCGTATAGAGCTTCGCACTCGGAAATCGCGGTGTCCAGATCGGTTTCGAAACATTCCCAGACTCTCTCTTCAGAGATTTCTGTTCCAACATCTTGTCCGTATTCCGGATCATTTTCCGTGACCAAATGCCCCACACCAAAAGTAGGGTAACCAAGATGGTCAAGATAAATTTCATACTTAACGCCTTCATCTATTTTTAACGTCTCAAAGACATTTTCTCTATTCATGTATATATTCCTATATTAAGTGTTGATTGTTGAGTGCTTACCAGCACCCTTCTTGATATTTTTCAGATGGTCATTCCATTCTGAACCGGCCAACTGACGAGCTGTAGTATGTCCAGAAACGAGTTTAGGCGCAGATAATATAACCTGAGTCAGTTCCGGATTATTTTTTTTAAATTCGTCTAAGTCAGAAATCCGAAGAGTCTTTTCAAAGATCTCTCCGGTTTCTTTATTTTTAAAGTTGTAAATTGCCATAATAAAATTCACTGGTCATAAAGTAGATCAATACGACAGGATACGCGAGATCTGATCCTGAAGAGATATGATCACCCCCTATTTAGCAGTTGGAACCCTTTGTTGTAGTATAATAATTATCCGTTGTCACATTCGAATTACAATAATAATTGTATGTCGTTTGGGAGAGTGACATGGACGTTCTATGAATTGTTGCAGTTTTATTACTTACTTTATTATTCGACATAGTAGATTCCTTATAGGTCGAGTGGGTTTAAGCTGCTACCTTGGGTTACTTACGGATCAAATCGGGGAATGCCTCCTGTACAAGTTTTTTAGTTAAGAATTTTATTGGTGATTTTTTCTCTATCATAGAGAGAACTAAATCAGCATCTTTAGGATGGATAGACTCTAGTAGTTCTATAAATTTGTTTTCTCTTTTGTAGGCAGGGAGATCAGTGCCAGGCCCACCATTTACAAAAATACCAAACATTTTATGCCCTCTCAATAGAGTGGAGGGAACACTTCTTTCGTTATTCGGGGTGAATGGAGGTTTTCCTTCGGGTAAAAGAAACTCTAAAGAATCGTCAAAAGTTCCTCTTAAAACATCCTTAAGTGCCTGAACATCAGAATATTTACTTAGAACCTCTAATCGAGATTTTTTATTTTTAGATTTACTGAACTCTTCAAGTATCTCAAAAACTTCAGGATTTCTTGTAGTATATGCCATAATTTAATTGCCTCTGTTAATATTATATATACTTTTTATTAGGTTTATCTTTTACTAATCTACGACATTCGTTAAATCTACGAATACTTGTTAAAACACCAAACAATTCATCGTCAGCTTTCTGAGAAAAACTTAACCAAAATATAAGCATTATTCTTAGTATCCAAACGCCTACTTTTCTTGAAACCATTTTGGTACCTCTCGGTTAGACCATTTAGCGAAGTACTTTTTTTCTTCTCGATAGTATTTACGGTAACCTTCAGTAACATTATCATTTTTGCAATATTCGGGCATACATTGTGGCATAACAGTCTCAGGTCCTACCTGATTAATATTCTTAGGGGCGAACCACAACTGACTAGATAGTTTATCATAGGTAGCGTGTATTCTTCCATAACGGTGCGTATATTCTTTAGCGCAAGCTACAAAATGATTATACAACCATCGGTAGTTTCTTTTGTTTTCTCTTGTCCAGATAGCGGAGGGATGGTTAACATGACAAGCTTTGTATAGGAGTCTTTCTTGAGCATCACCATTGAGTCTCCATCGTTTTATTCTACGACCACCTTTAGTTCTATCAGTATATTCCTCACCATCAATGACGCGATGAGCGGTTGATAGTAACTGGGCATATTCAATGACCATTTT